CTTAATCGGGCTGGTACCACTTGACGCTCCGCTCCATGATAGTGTAATAGTTTCGTCACTATATACTGCAGGGGAGGCTGTTACAGTAGTCGGTGGTTTTGGTACAGTATTTCTGCGAACGGAATTCGTAGATACTTTCCAGCCAGAGTAATAACCTGCTCCAGCTGTACCACGCGTTCTTACTTGAAATCTACGGTAATTTCCTCGCGTGGAGGAAGGTGAAACTGACAAACTGCCGCTTGTAGCCGTTGTAGTCACTGTAGTAAGAGCTGTCCAAGCACCCCATGTGGCGTTATCGGTTGATTCACTATATTGAATCTCATATGAGGATATTGTGTTATTTACACCGTTTGACGCCCCACTCCATGAAAGCGTGACATTGCCTTCAGATAGGGTTGAGCTAACAGAACAGCTTGTAGGTGCTCCGCAGGCAGTGTATTGTGTGTAGGTAACTACAACATATAAATAGGCCGAGCCTTTATAATACCCCTTTGATGTACTAGCTGTGGCCACTGCTCCGCTAATATTGATTGTCCATGGCGATGTATTACTGTAACCAGATGTAAGGACAACACTACCACTTCCGCTTGAACCGCTGATAGGATAAGTATTGTTTCCAGCCTTGTGTGTGGTAGCAGCTTGGAAACCTTCAGTTGCGCCGCTATTGTTCCATGCGTAATAAAGCCTGACTTCGTTAATCACACCGCTTACTCCGAGGGCTGGAAATGTAACGTCTGCATTATGATTGAAACCGCTGGAAGTATATCCTATCATCATGTAGCCAGTTGCCGGGGTGTATGTGTTAACAAGGTTCGTGTAGTTTAAAGTTTTGGTTGCCATATAAGCTCACCCCTCACTCATAAACAGCTGATACCAAAGAGTTAACTAATCCACAAAGGTTAGTATCCAAACGGGTATCAATAATGTTATTAGCGATTATAGAAGTGGCAGCGGTCGGTACAAGTACGTCTGCAATTCCGAGTTCATAGATATCGCTAGTTCTCGTTAATGACGGTGCCACAGGTGTTCCGGCGGGAGTACCGCTAACAACGGCTATCTGAATGTTCCGGCTGATCATGCTTAGTCGGACTACAATCCTATCTATGCGAGGATTGCTTCCGTCTGCAGTTGCAAGTGGCATATTTAAGTCATCTGTATTCTCATAACGATATCCATTGATCCATGCGCTTCCTGGTGCCACACTCACAGCCAGACCAATTGCCGGTGTCACCTGCAGGTTTGTTTCTGTATTATAAAAAATCCCGTTTGAAACAAGATCTCCAAAGTATGCTGCAAAGTCTGCTGCATCATAAAGCCTATCACCATCTGATGAGTTAAAAAATCCGCTTCTCTCCATATTGATTTCCTCCCGTTAAGCTCTAGCGTAAGAGCAAGATATAAGATAATAACCCGTAGGCAATGGGTTAGAAGCTGCGTTCGCAATCACACCGTTCGTATCAATAGTAATTGGCATGCTAGTACCATTTCCTGCTAGTGCAGTTGCCACAGAGCGAACCATTGAGTATGGGTAAAAGTCAGAGTTAGTTATCGATAGAATAGTATCGCCGGACGCAACACCAGATGCGCCCACATTGACCTGCAGCCCTATTGAAACGACACCCTTATTTACAAATGACATATTTGCTCCCATTGTAACACCACTTCCAAGCGAGTAAGTTAGTGTGGTGTTAGCCTCCTGAGCAATCTTCACACTAGTTACAGCACCGTCCGCAATCCTCGCCCCAGATACCGGTGCATTGTAGACGTTGTTAATACTGGCTGCAAAGGTGCTTCCCCGGACTGAAGCGACTATGTCTGTTAGTGCACCAAGCGGAAAGCTTATCCAATCCGCTTCCCCAGACGGGTTATTGAATAGGAAAACAGAGATCACATGACAAGTCATGGTGTTACGGGATATAAAGAAACCCATTGCTCTCTGAAAGCCATTTCCTGTGTTGTCTCCATTGTGCTTTATAAGAAAGACATGTCCGTCTTCGCTTGGTTGATCGCTGAACTTGTTACCACTCCACGATGTAAAATAAAAGGCATCTCCCGAAACCATGTTGTGCAAGGCGTATTGACCAATTGAAATAGTTCCTGCTCCTACTGTTATTTCAAGTGCTGGGAGTTTTCCAAACAGATTATTAATAGTATCAGCAATATCATTACCTTGAATTTTAGGATCTACCTCTGTAAGGTCTCCTAAGGTTTCTTCAACAATACCCAGCGCACCTTCCACTTTGGCTATGCCGGTCGGAGCCGATAGTGCTGTTTTAACTTCGCTCATATTGGACTGAATTTTCTGAGTTATTGTCACTTCAGCTTTTCCAAACACTACACTAACACTTCGACCGTCAGAGTCATATGTTTCTTCAACCTCGGTGATGCGTGTAGTCATGGATACACCCCATGCCTTAGAGATGACTTTAACGATATGCCCGAGATCAAAGTCTACCTTGTAGGCCAAATTGCCGTGAGGGTTAACCGATGTATCAAGAGAATATCGCTTTGCTTGCTCATTTAGCTTACTTTGGCCTCTATAAGTCAGTGTATTGATGTAATCCTCTCCAAAATCCTCAGCCCTTAAGTCTTTAGCATCTACAAAAATCTCACGTCGGGTCTCCCCAGAGCCGTTTGTAATAGCGACAAATGTACGGTCTTCGCCTTCACCCTCGCCGCCGATTAGCGCGGTATTAGCATATTCTGCAGTACTCTCTGTATATATCTGTTCCGTTATATTCTCGTACTCCTTGGAGAACACTGCCTGTGAAGTTTCTCCGTTATATAACGTCACCGTAAAGATACCAGTAGCTGGATTGAACACAGTTTTTATGCCGATATCTGAAGCCACACATAAATCAGTTACTGCATCCATAAGATTTCGGTATGATATCTGGGTACTAACGGGCACTCCCAAATTTGGTGAAGTAAAAACTATTCCTGTTATTTGCCGTGTTGTATCGGTAGGACTAATGAGATTGTTATTTATTAGCTGCTCAACACAGACAGAAAGATCCCCGGATAGTTTCTCAGTTTGCCATAAAATACGACGGGAGAGAAAGGATGTAGCAAAGCGGCCACTTGCCGTGATAAATTCCTGCTCGGTCTGTGACAATTCAAGATGTTCAATAATTCCGGCCTCCTCATCATCGTTCTTCCAAATGATGTTCCCTTCTTTTAGGAGTTCTGTGTTTTCCGGTGTTGCTATGGCCTTTAGTTCAAATGAACCACACTGGGAATAACGCCTAGTCCAGCGAAGATAATCGAAAGACTCTACAATACCGGTAAGCTCTCTGTCTGAATTATAGATATATAGTTCCATGTTCACACCCCCAGAAACTGCGGACGAAAGTAGATACTAACTTCAAGCAGTTCCATATTGACTGAAGCATCATATCGCAGAGTGTTAAGCCCGGCTGCTAGCTGAAAAAATACCGAGCCGGTATCAAGCAGTGAGAAAGCGTTTGTTATAACAGATCCGCTGATGCTGACAACACGCTTACTAGCGAATTGTGTATAAACTCGAAGTTCGTCCCCGGCGCTCATTGTAGTTAGAAGTCGGACATACTCACCAGTGTCAATATTTAATAGCTCTGGATTTGTAACTGTTCCCAGAGCTCGAAACACAATCTCACAGCCACAGGAAACATCTCCAATGTTGTCTACAGTGATAATTTGGCTCGGTTGACGAATTCCAAACTCCATGCCTGTCATTGGTATCTCTAATTCAAATTCTAACAGTGGTATCCAAGATGCCAGTTCCTCACGCACTTCTTCCAGGGTCTCAAAGAAAGGAGAAGGACACAGCAGGCTTACAAAGAAGTTAGGTATGCGCTGCCTGGTAGAGACCGTAAAACCTGCCTCTTCTACCACGCAGGAAATTTGCTTATTACGGTAGACGAGGGTTCCGTTTAACTTAGGACTAAATACTTGAAGAAAATGCTGTCTTTTTGCATAAGCATCATCAGGATTATCAGCAACAATTGTACCTTCAAGTATGATATTTCGCATATCTAGAGTGGAGGAAATATAAAAAGCGCCATCCTGATTTGGCGCTTTGAATGTATTAACGGTCTGACGTATGTTGCCCGTTCCGTCTAGCTTAGAAAGAAAGTATGGGCGGTTTTGTTTCAGTGTTATGCTTACACCATCCTCATTGATATATGTTAATTCCATAGTCAGACCTCCTTTAAAACTCAAGTGCTAGCTTGCGTGATAGGTTTCTGAACTCTCGTGCCAGTTCTTTTTCGGATAGAGCCTTTGGTGTTACCACAGAAAGATTTTGAATGATACTTGTTCCAGCAGGACTGCCTTGTCCAGATAAACCTCTGTAATTTAAATCGAAATTTGTGGGTATTGCGTTCTGCATATCTCTCGAAACAGCTGCCATTGCCTCTTCGAAACCGACACCGATACCTTCACCCATATTGTGGCCAATCCCGGCAAAAAGAGAAGAAGGTGAGCTTATGCCAAAGAAATTTTTAATACTCGATACCACATTCCCAAAAAATCCGGAGATCTTATCCCATAACCACGCACCTGCATCCGAGATACCTTGCCATAGTCCTTTAATCAGATTACCACCTACTTGGACTATTTGGCTGATAGATCCTGTGAAAGCTCTTACAATACCAGCAATAATTTGAGGTACGGCTTTGACGATAGCAACAATAATCTCGGGGAGATTCGCAATTAGTGCAACGAATAACTGGATTCCTGCATCGATTATCTGCGGAATAGAATCAATCAGAAAGTCCACCAATGCATTTATAATGGCAGGTAATCTTGAAACAAGCTGCGGTATTGCCTTAACCAATCCCTGAGCTAACCCTATAATCAATTTTAAAGCTGCATCTAACAGCTTGGGCAGATTATCAATCAAACCTTCCACAATCTGAGTGACTGCAGAAACTGCTGCAGGTATGAGCTGTGGTAAAGCTATGCCAATACCATCTACAAGTGCAGTTACAAGTTCAATTGCTGCATCTATAAGTAAGGGTAGGTTATCAATTAATGCTCCGACAATTGTCATCACAGCACTTACTGCTGCCGGAATAAGTTCTGGTAGTAGGCTCAAAACGGTTTCTAATACCTGTGAGAATATACTTGTGACAGTTTCAAGCAGCATAGGCAACAAGTCACCAACCGCTGTTAGAATTGCACCTGTTGCCGTTGGAAGTGCGGCTACGATATTCTCTAAAACAGGTACGATATTAGTGACAACCGCTTGGAAAGCATCAACAAGATTCTCTGTGAGGTTTGTCATATCGGCATTAGCATTACCAAGTCCTGCGGTGAAAGAACCAAGTGCAGCTTGAAGCAGTCCGATTGAACCCGTAATTGTTTCTGTGGATTCGCGTGCAAAGTTCCCGGCATACTGCTGGGTATTCTCGAAAAACATCTGCATAGCGACTTCAGCTTTTTCAGCTTGTGTAGCAGTTTTCCAAGTGAAATCAAGACCTTTTGCTAGAGCATATGCCTCAATATTGGTAGCGTTCATCGCAACACCTAAGTTGTCCATCATTGTGAAGTTGCCTTTGGCGGCACCTGTGACTGCGTCCATTGCCATAGACATATCAATGCCCATAACAGAAGCCATGTCTGCGGCACGTTGCATTGCTTTCTCGGTCAATTCAAGGCTTTTTTGCTGTTGGATACCAGAGCCTTGGAATAACGCACCCATTTTGTTTGCAGTTGCTAGGTACTCACTTTGTGATATACCAAGGTTTTTATATGCTTCTTCGCCGCTTTTCTGGATAGCTAAAGCGTGAGCTCCAAAAACCGCCTCGGAACCGCCAAGGTTTTGCTCTAACTCACCAAATTGTGCTACTACTTCTTTACCTAGTTTTATAGCCGCAGCCCCTGCAGCAGTGGCAACCGCACCCATTGCAACACCAATGCCCTTGAGGACACTACCAAGTTTTCCAAACTTGCCACCGGCATCGTCTGCACTTCTAGCCGAATTATCCAATTCTTCACCGAGATTATTAGCTTCGACAGCAGACTGTTCAAGTTCACGTTCCATATCATTAAGCTGAGCCTGTGCCTTGTTTAGCTGGATCTGCCAGTTTTGCGTGCGGCGATCATTCTCACCGAACGAGGAGGCGGCATTATCTAAAGCGGCCTTAAGAGTTGCAATCTTTTCTTTTTGTGCGTCGATTTCTTTATTCAGAACCGCATTCCGAGCGGTAACCGACTGTATCGATTTATCGTTTTTATCGAATTGACTGGTTACAAGGGTCATTTCACTGCCCAGAACCCTAAATGATTGGTTGATTTCAGAAAGAGCTTTCTTAAATTCGCGCTCGCCTTCAACACCAATCTTTAAGCCGAAATTGTCTGCCATGCCTTCACCTCCTCCATAAAAAAGGGCATGAAAAAGAGCAACCTTTCGATTGCTCTTAATGTGTCAGTACTATAAAATACCTCTATGTCCTAACAAAAACGGAAGTACTATAGATTTAAATCTTTGCCGTTCTCTTTTCTCCACTTAACATACTCTTCAATATCAGATCCCACTAATTTCCAACACATCGCAATTACAGCAGCATCATCAATATAACCTAAAAATGGTACACTATCAGGAAGTAAATCTAATGGAGATACAAAATAAATTAAAGCACTTGTAATTGCAATAATAGAACCTATCGGGATATCCTTATACTCCTTTTTAATATAGCTTCTTACTAATGATACCATGATAGGTATATCTGCCAACCTATCGCCCGCAAGGGGAATAACTTTAAGTTTTTTCTCAAGTCGTTGCAGAAATCTTTCTACCGCATCATGGTCTTTTAATAGTTTTTCGGCCGATTCGTATCCTTTTTCCAATTTTACTTGAGCTTTTCGCTCGACAATATTATTCTCCATACTTATTATTCCCCTTATCGTAAAAATATAACAATATATAACATAATTATATATTGTAAGGAATAACATCGTCAATTGTTTGGATTTTCTTAGGTTTTTCGATACCATACCATTGCTTGTGGCAGGCCCATAAATCAAAGAACAGTCCTATAGGCATAAGCCAGAATTCCTCTGCATCCATACCCATTTGAACTGTTCCATAATATAAAAGCCGGGTAAAGACTTCTGTGTCCGTTACCCGACTTCCACGTTTTTTGAGATCTCTTCCTCACTTTCCACATTGCGTTTCGTACCTTTGAACATCGCTTCGGTGATTGCGTTTTTATATGCCGCCAAGTCAAGTGGTGAAGTGAGAAGTTCCACCTCTACCTCTGTGAGTAATTCTCTAGGTGATTCCTTATTCCTAAGGTTGTGTATTAAGATGGACTGGTTTGCCAACAGTGTAATTAGCCAAACAATTTCGTCCAATGCCATCTCAAAGTTCTTGGATTTCATTAGCTTTTCTCCGAGGTTCTCAAGCCCACCATATCGGCCTGCAATCGCTTTTGTTGCACGAGTGGTCAGAACCAATTCATATTCTTTTCCGCCTATGTTGATAGCTGCAGTTCTTTCATTATCCATTGTTATCCTCCTATGGTTCCGGTGCGTACACAGGTTCGTAAACTTCTGAGAACCACCCGGTAATGACAGCGGCAGGAACGCCTGCATCGCCTTCGGTTACCTCAGCTTTCCATGGGTGCTTGCCCAGCCCATCTAATTTATTTCTTCGTGTGACTGTTCCTTCAATAGTCGGTGTAGAGAAAGTAA